TTACGATTTCAAGCTCGTCTGTAGGTTGTGCAATGCAACCTGTAGCGCGTGTGTTGCGCGCTTCCCCTGCGGGCTTTTGAGGTCGATACCTTCGATCACTGCTTCGATGGTTGCTGCCGTGGGGTCTTCGTCTACGGCGCTGGCCAGTGCTGCGCGATCGGGCGGGCTGCAATAGCGTCGGCCTGACTTCCACATGGAGATATGTGTGTTCGGGACGCCTATCGCGTCTGCTAACGCGCCATAGCTTCCAAACATGGATTTACCTTTTTCGATAAGATAATTCAATTGGCTCATTGGTTACCTCATGTGGTAAATTGCAACTTATCAAATCTGGTAAGTAACCGGATTTGATAAGTGAATTCTCGCATAGGAGCGGCCATGTCTCTTTCCGTCACCCCTCACTGCCTCGGCAACGGGCATGACTTGCGGCTGAACGCTGCCGGTCAGTGGGCATGCGATGCATGCGGCTACGTTGTCGATGGTGACCCTTGCCCCCCGGCTGGTGCCTCTGCCGAGGTAAACGAAGCTGCCGTCAGCGTGGCCGCTCCTGCGGCTTCCGGCCAGTCGGCGGGCATCCCTATCGAGTTGATCAGCGTGCCCGGCCGCAAGGCTCGTTACGCGTTGTCGCGCGAGCGTGTCAAGGCACATCGCCAGTCCCATGCGCGCCTGGATGTGACGGTCAAGCCCGAGACGAAGGCGAGCATCGATTCCATTGCCCGTGAACTGGGCTTCAGCGCCAATGAGGTCGTACGCGAGTTGCTGGCCTTCGCGCTGACCAATCGCAACTGGAAGCAGGTCGGGCTCGTCGGGCGGGGTGCGCTGTGAAGCACGCGCAGCGCATCAAGCTTGCGCAGCGCAGGAATTGCATGCGGCATCGGCCGCTTGTGTCCCTGATCCGCTTCTATTCGCTGCAGTATGGCCTTGGCGGGGGGGTGGGGTGCGCTGTGACTGACTGGCATCAAAAGCCGCATCTGTATCGCGATGGCGGCTTGTGGGTTGCTATCGGCCCGCAGGGCTTAAAGGGTTTCGGGCGTACGCCGTGGACGGCGTGGCGCATGTTGTCGTTTGAGGTATCGCAGGCGCGTGAGCTTGAGGACCGGAGGGTGGCATGCTGACCGTCTCCGAATGGCTCGAAGCCGTCCGCACGCGTTGCGCGAAGCCGGAGCCCGTCACGCCGGCCGTCTCGGTGAGCACGGCCGGCATCGACCGCCACGAGTTGCGCCGCCGGGCCTCGGCAGTCCTTCGCGCTCCGGTCCCTGCGGCCGTGCGCGAGTCGTTGCGGGCGTCCATCCAGTTCAAGGCCGATTGCGCGGTGCTGTCGGCCTTCTGCGCACGCGGCACGCAGCAGGACAAGGCCCGTGCCGCGCTGTGCCGCCTGGAAGCCATGCAGGGGCGAGCATGAGCGGCCTGCGATTCGTTTCCGGTGGCGGCTCGCGTGGCCCGTATCGCGCGCCGCCCGGTGCGTCGTTCATCCGTTGTCTGCGTGTCGGTTTGAAGCTGACGCAGCCGGAAGCCGCCAGCCGGGCCGGTGTCGGCCTGCGCACGTTCCAGCGTGCCGAGTCCGGTGATGTGGTGGACCGTGCCACGCGAAGGCGCATCGAGCGCGCGATGGGGTCGCCATGGTGAAACCCGCCATCGCGGCCGGCGCCGGCTCGCGCCGCCTGCTCGCCAGTGGCGCGGCCTTCCTGCCGCCCCTCGCCCCCCTCTTGCTGAACAAATCCAGCGCGTGCAGCGCTGGCCGGCCTGTCGCTGCGGCTGCGCCCCGAGGGCGAGCCGCAGCCCGCCGTGAGCTGCTGATTGATCCGGGCCTCCTGCGCGGCCTCCTCGATGCCGGCGTGGTTTGGTACGCGGACGGTGGCGCCCCGCGCAAGGGATCGTTAGTCGCGCCTTGCGCGATTGAGACGGCAAGGCCGGCTCAACCCGAAGGGCCAGAGCCCGGTGCCGAAGGCATGCGCCCTCGTTGTGCTGCTCGGGCTGCGGGCGTGGCGCCGCGCCGGGGCGAGGCACGAGACACGAGCGCGGCAGACGCGCCGGCCGACCCCGATGGTAATCACGGGGAGAACATGAATTCGCATCGCGGAGACGATCAATGACCAAGGTAGCGGACCGCAATGCGCTGGTGCTCGATGGCAACACGGTGAAGCTGCGGCTGATGGCCGAGCGCACCGAAAGCAAGCGCCTCGTGCACGTGGACTGGCTTCGCTTCACGGCGAAGGTCAAGACCTATCCCCCAGTCCTCACGGACCGTCGCCGCGAGACGACTTCGGTGTGGGACGAAGGCTACCGCCTGCACAAGCTGCTGACGATCATCAATGGTCTGCCCGATGCGGACCAGTCCCCGGCGCAGCAGGCGGCGGACCTCGCGGAGCGCGTCTGCACCATCCTTGGCTTCGACTTCGTGCGCCATCACGAATTGCAAAAGGGCCACGATTTCTACAAGCATCGTTGGTCCATTAAGCGCAACGAAGAAGAAGTCGGCTGGGTCGGATTCGGCGCAAGCTCGGACAGTCCTCGCCAGCGCACACAAGCCGAGACGCTGCACGTCAACCTCTACGGCAAGGCGTGCACCTTCGCTGATACCGGATGGACCGACAAGATGGCGAACCTTGTCGATGAACTGCAAGCCAAGATCACGCGCGTTGACCTCGCGTTGGACTTCTTCGATGGCTATGCAGGCGGCATCGAGCGTGTTTGGGAAGACTACAAGGCCGGCCTGTGCGATCACTACGGCCGTCGCCCGAAGCTGCGCGATCTGAACTGGCTGCAGGGCAATAGTCGAAGCCTGTACATCGGCAGCAAGGAAGCCGGCAAGGAAACCAACGTCTATGAAAAGGGCGATCAACTGTTCGGCCCTGAGGCGGATGTTGACTGGCTGCGCTTCGAACTGCGCTATGGCAACAAGCTGCGCGTGATCGAAAGCGAAGTGCTGCGCCGGCCGCAGGACTTCTTCGCGGGCGCCAGCGACTGGCATGCGGCCGTCCTGCGCGAGGCGGGCGACAAGGCCACGCCTGAGCCGATCCAGTGCAAGCCGCGCGAAGCCATCATGAGCGTGCAGGCCGAGTGCGCCCGCAATGCCCGCTGGGTGCTCAGCACGGCCGCTGCAAGCGTCGGCGTGGCCGCAACCTTCCTCGATGAAGAACAGTTTCTCGAACTGATCGTGTCGGCCGTCAAGCGGCCGTCTCGCCTTCGGGGCTTCTCTGATGCCGATCTTCGCGCCGGTTACGCCAGCGCATTCCAGTCTTATGTTGCCCCGCGATCTGGCCCAGTCGCGCAGGGTGTCCATTGAACGGGCTGTAAGGATCAATCATGCGTATCAAGTCTGAAAGCACTCTCTACGGCATCAAGGCCAGCAAAGGCGACTTCGAAGGCCGTGGCTTCGACTCCTGCACCTTCCACCTGGATGCAGACCTCGCGAGCAACACCAGCGGCGAAGCCATCGGCATCAGCACCCGTCCCTTCAAGTTCGGCAAGGCCGATGAATTCGACAAGTGGAAGCATCTCGCCAAGTCGCTGCCGCTGCGCGTCGAAGTGGAGTTCGATGTGGTCGCGGCGGCGGAGAACAAGACCTCGCTGTCGATCGTGAGCATCAAGCCGATGGAGCGGGCGAAGTCCGCCTGATGCCATGCGGCTGATTGTGCAATCCCTCGCAACCGGTCGCTTCCTCGCGCCTGGGCGGGACGGCACGCCCGAGTGGTTCCGCAGCCTCGCGAAAGCGGGCGGCGGGGTCACCGATGACGTCGAACGGGCTGTTCAGTTGGTGCAGGACTGGACGGACCCGGACGATGACGCCTCGATTGTGGACCTCGATGTACTCGGCACGGCCGATGACACCGACGAAGCGCAATCGAGATTCGTAACCGGAAACGGGAGTCACTGATGGATTGCGCACCTTTGTCTGTTCTCAATGCCGAAGACCTGTCTCAGGCGCTGAGCTACATGGCGCTGATCGCATTCGTGTCGGGCGTGCTCGGCGTGTTCATCGCGCAGGGCGTTGCGGCTGCGATTCGCATGGTCGGCCGCTGGATTCGCCTGCGCGGGCAGCAAGTGCCGTTCGCCCGGCGCGTCGAGCACGTGAGGGTCATGCGCGAACGCATGTTCCTGGCGCTGGATCGGGTCGCGGAGCGTCAAGCTCGCCAAGCTGCAAGGCGAGGCTGCGATGTGGGCGCTTGAAGTCGTGGCATGCGGTGCAGCGATGTGGGCCTTCGTGCTGATTGGCGAGTGGCTGTGATGGGCCGCTACGTCATCGCCCGAGTCTGCGCGGCCGTCGCGGTGGCGGTCGCCCTTTTCTTCCTGAGGAGGTTTACCCATGGCAATTGATGTTTCATCGCTCGTGACGGATATCGGCTTCGCAGTAGGCGCTGTTGGTGCCGTAGGCCTGGGATGCCTGCTGGTGCTCCTTGCCGCGAAGGCGAGTAAGTGGGTCCGCTCGGCGCTCGGCTATAGCCCGATGGAAGGCACTGCGGCGCTGCGCGAGGCCGCTGCTGCGAATGCCGCCACGGCGGCCTGGGACTCGGGCTACATGCGCCGCCAGTTCGATGCCTCGTGGAGCGATGCGGAAAAGCAGGCATGGCGCGAGGGCGTCGCTGCGCAGCATGAGGACCGGCGTGCCGGCCGCTGATGGAGCCGCAGCAAATCATTCAATGCGATAGCGCGTGCACGGTGACGGTCGTGCACGAGTTGTCACTGCCTCCCTTCCAACTGACGAAGGAAGAAGGCGCACAAATCGCGCTCGCCATCGGCGCGGTCTGGATCGTGGGCTGGGCTATTCGAATGCTCGCCCGGGTCCTGTCAACTGGTGATGGAAACCCGCCCGCTGAGGGCAACTGAAAGGAAACTGAAATGAACAAGACCATCTCTCGCGGCCTCGTGGCCGTCGGCTCCCTGGGCGCCCTGGCCTCGGCCAATGCCGCCGCCATCGATGTGACCGATCTGGTCACGGACATCGCCGCGCAGGCCGCTCCCGTGGGTCTGGTCGGCGTGGCCGTGCTGATGATCTACGGCGCCGTGAAGGCCTTCAAGTGGGTGCGTGCCGCCCTGAGCTGATCGAGTAGCTCGCACCCCGGCCTGATCACCCGGGGTTGCCTGTTCAAAGCGCATGCGGTGTGCGCTTCGCAGAGGCAGAGCATGGATCAAGGCGGCATCTACATCATCTTGGCGGTACTGGGGGCGTTATGGTTCATGTTGTCCGTCTGATCGTCGCGGCGCTGCTGCTGGTTGGGCAGGCGCATGCGTTGGTGCCGGCGTTGACGAATCAGTACTTTGTCGATTCGCATACGTTCTTGGGGAAGACGTCGCCCCAGACGGGTTATTACTCCACGAACGTTGCCGCCTGTAATGAGTGGATGGATATTGCGCAAGGCATTTGGAGCGGCTATCCGAATCGGGATGGTGTCGTGGGTGGTGGCAACTATGGGACGTGTCGGATTTCGACTGTCGGTGGTTCAAGCGTTTATAAGGTCATCAGTCGCGCGTCGTCGGTGTGTCCTGCGAATAGCACGGCGGTAAGCGGCGGCTGTCAGTGCAACACCGGCTATCACGAAGAGGGCGGCGCGTGCGTTGCTGATCCGAGTGAATGCGAGGCTTTGGCCGGCCAGTCGGCGGGCTGGAAGAATTACGAAGGCACGGGGTCGGATTTCTATTTCTGCGATAGCTGGAACAGTGCCGGTGGCGGGAAGTGCGTCGTGAAAGTGCAGCGCATGTTTCAGCAGGAGACGCCAGCGGGGTCGGGTCATTATGTGAGCACCGGCGAGGGCTTCTATACCGGTAGCACGGGCACTACTTGCGATGGTGGTGGCGGTACGGATGAGGGGCCTGCGCCGAGTACGCCGAAGCCCGAAGATGGATCGACGCCGGATAAGCCGGATGACGGTACGGCGGCGCCGTCGCCTTGTCCTGCTGGGCAGTCGCGCGGTGAAGTCAATGGTGTCAGTAGTTGCTATCCGCGCGGCACCGATGGCAACGTCAAGGAAACGGACAAGGGTAGTTCGACGGACAAGGATGGGAACAAGACCGATTGGACGAAGGAGACAAGCTGTTCGGGCGGGACGTGTACGACGACGACGACGGAATGCGTGACGCCAGCCGGCAGTAGTACGCAGACATGCACGAGTTCGAGCACGAGCGGTTCGGCGTCCGGGGCGTGCAAGCCGGGTAATGGGCTCAAGATGTGCGGCGAGGGCACGAGTGAAAGCTCGTTCTCGGGCAACTGCGCGCAGGGCTTCGTGGCGAAGTCTGAGGATGCTGTGGTCAACGCGATGGCGCAGGAGCAGCATAAGCGTAACTGCGAGACGTTGCGCACGGACGCGGAGCCTTCCACGTGGCTTCAGGGCGAGGGCGAGCGGACTGACGATCGCACGGCGACCAATCCGCATAACGAGACGGTCAATGTCGGCCCGGGTGGTTTCGATAGTTCGGATGCGCTCGGGGGCGGCAGTTGCGATCTGAACAAGCAATTTGAGGTTCGCGGTTTGACGGTCAACCTGCCTTTCAATGTGCTGTGCGATCCGCTCGCCATGCTCGGCAATCTGCTGGTGGCTGTCTCGTTCTTGCTGGCCGCTCGCATCGTCACAAGGGGTTGAACATGCCTGCAATCATTGCGTTATTGATGCGCGGTCTACTGTGGGCCGCTGGCTCCATTGCTGGACAAGTGTTGGTGTCGCTGGGCATCGGGGTCATCACGTATACGGGCATTGACATGTCCCTGGACTATGCGAAGTCGCAGGCGCTCGGAGCGATGCAGGGCATGGGTGCGGATATCGTGAATCTCATGGCCTATATGAAGATTGGCGTGTGCATCAACATCATCACAAGCGCTATCGTGATGCGTATGACCGGGCAGGGCTTGAAGAATGGCGCCATGAAGGCGTTTCGTAAGAAGTAGGAGCGGCCATGCTGTACCTTCGCACCGGGGCCAATGGCTCCTGCAAAAGCCTGTTTACGCTCAAAGACCTGCGCGACAAGCAAGTTAAAGAAGGCCGGTCGGTGTGCGTCATCATCGGCAAGCCTGCTACGCAGACGGAGCCTGCTGATACGGAGCGGCGCTACCTGCGCATCAAGCCGAAGACCATGCAGGAATTCGGCTGGGTGGAGTGCCACTACTCGGAATGGTGGTCGCAGCCGGACGGCACCATCTTCCTGGCCGATGAGTGCCATAACTGGTTGCCCAAGCGGCCGAACGGTAGCGCAGTTCCTGAGTACATCTCGAAGCTGGCAGAGCATCGCTCGCGCGGCTTTGACTTCTTCCTGCTGACGCAGCATCCGTCCAACCTCGATAGCTTCGTCACGAAGCTGATTGGCGCTCCTGGCTGGCATCAGCATCTGAAGCGCGTGGCTGGCGGCAGTAATGTCACGAGCGTGATTCAGTGGGACGCCGTCAACAATCAGTGCGAAAAGAACGGTGCCGGCCGGTCGGGGCAGGTCACCATGCGCGGCCAGCCGAAAGAAGTCTATGAGTGGTACGACTCGGCCGAGTTGCACACGGGCAAGACCCGTATCCCTCGCGCAGCGATCTTCCTGGCCGTCTCGCTGGTGCTGATCCCGACATTGTTGGGCGGCGGCGGGTACATGCTCTGGAAGCGCACGGTCGGCAAGGCGCCCCAGCAGGCGCAGTTACAAGCGCCTGGCGCGATGCCGGTGGCAGGGCAGGGCTCCGGTGGCCAGCAGCATGCGGTAAAGACCACGGCAGAGTACATCGCCAGCTATCAGCCGAGACTCGCGGGCTTGCGTCATTCGGCGCCGGCCTATGACGAACTGACGAAGCCCGCGCGCGTGCCTGTGCCGGCTGCGTGCATGAGCATGGGTGACAAGTGCAAGTGCTATACGCAGGATGCCACGCCGTACACCGTGGACGCGATGTTGTGTAAGCAAATCGTGGCATCGGGCATCTGGCTCGATTTCGATCCTAATCCGCAGCGAAAGAACGTCATGGAGACGTCTCAACCGGCGCAGGCGCGTCCGGATCAGGTTGCGCAGGCGCCGAGCGGCCTGAGCGTGTTCGAAGCGCCTACGGGCATGCTCAAGGACTTGGGGAAGCCGGCCATCGAATCGAAACCCGCCATTGAGGCCGGCGAAGGCGCAAGGCCGCGAGTGCCGAAGTCCTCGCCCTGGTCGTTCACGACTGGCGGGTGA